TTAGGCTATGCAAAATCCTAACAACTTTAGACAAACTGCTGTTCACGCTGATGGTGAGGGCGGTATCGTTATTCAGACTCGTCAAGATGTGTCTGACATTGTTGAGCAGAATAAAAAAGAGTACAACTCGTATGACGAGAGAGCAAGATGGTCTGACCAATTGTTTGGCAATAAAGTTGCATCTATTCCTATGACAGTTATTGATGACTTAAACAAAGCTGGAATCATGCGTGGCTTTGCTGTTCTTGATGACAAGCGTTTTGCTGCTTGGTTAAATGACCCAATGAATCGTGCATGGCGCACTAGGACAGGAGTTGTATGAGTTTAGCTACTTACTCTGATTTGCAGACTTCAATAGCCAATTATTTGGCTAGGTCTGACTTAACTTCTCAGATTCCAGACTTTATTACACTTGCTGAAAACCGCTTGCGTAGAGAGTTGCGTGTTCGTCAGATGTTAAAGTCTGTAACAACATCAAGTGTCTCTGGTGATGCAACTGTAGAAGTGCCTACCGACTTCTTAGAGATTCGTGATTTTGTCGTAATGACAAACCCAATTCAACCATTGAGTTACTCTAGTCCCTCTGCTTTATCTAATGACCCAAGAACATCAGAAGTTGGCGTTCCTAAGTCTTACACTATTCTTGCTACTGAGTTTCAATTAGCACCTGCACCTGATGGTGTTTATACGTTGAAATTGCTTTACTACTCTGCGCCTCCTTACTTGTCTAGCAGTAACACAACCAATGTATTTATTAACATAGCACCAGATGCTTTGCTTTATGCTTCTTTGATTGAGGCAGAGCCATATCTAATGAATGATGCTCGTATTAATACATGGGGAACTATGTACGACAGAGCAATTTCCTCCCTCACCAAGTCTGATGAAAACACTCAGTATTCTGGTGTTCCGTTGGCAATGAAATTAACTCCAAGGTGAAACTATGGCTGAAATGAGTAACTATCTTGAAAATGCGCTGATTAACGGCACATTACGAGCAACTAGCTACACAGCACCAACAACTGTGTATGTGGCTCTTTATACATCTGACCCAACAGATGCTGATACTGGAACTGAGTGTTCTGGTACTAGTTATGTTCGTCAATCAGTAACTTTTGGTGCGCCCTCCAATGGCGTTTCAACAAACTCTGCTGCGGTGGAGTTTCCTCAAGCTGGCGGTGCTTGGGGAACAATCTCGTTCATTGGTTTGCGTGATGCCTCTACAGCAGGTAACTTGCTATATCACACAGCATTGGATACTTCAAAGACCATTGCAACTGGCGATGTGTTCCGCATTGCTATCGGTTCATTGAGCGTTACTCTGGCATAAGATGGCTGACATACTGCCTCCATGGACAATAGACTCGCTAGACAATTTAAAGTCTAGCATTGATGACTTAACACTCACATTAGATAGTCCACTTTACACAACATCGGTAACCCTGTGGGATGCCTATGGGTCTGTAACTGCGTCTGCAAGTGTTACGGCAAGTGGCTCTATTGTTCAGTTGGCTAGTGCATCAATAACTTGTTCAGCAACTGTTACGGCTCTTGGTGGAATCGTAGCAGATGCAAACGCATCAATAAATGCTGATGCTACAGTTACTGCTGATGCGATTAGGGTACAAGACGCTAGTGCTTCAATTACTAGCGATGCAACATTTACTGCAAATGGTGGCTTGATTGCAGAGGGCGCAGCAAGCATTAATTGCGTATCTAATTTCACGGCTGATGCTTCTATAATTTATTTAGGTTCAGCCCAAGTTGCTTGTGTTGCGACAGTTGTTGCTAAGGGTAACATTGTTGGAGATAATTGGACACCTGTACCAGTAGATTCAAATACTTGGACACCTGTTAGTGCAGACTCTAATACTTGGACACCTGTTTCTAGTGGTTCAAACACATGGACTCCAGTATCTGCTAATGATAATACATGGACTCTACAGTCCCAAGGAAGTAATACATGGCTGAAACAAGGATAAACTTTGGCGAATGGATGCCTGACCAATCAGGTATTACTGGCGTATTAACAGATGCTAAAAATGTAGTATCTCAATCCGTTGGATATGGCCCATTTCCTACGCCAGTATCATTCTCTAGTGCTGCTGCTGAGAACTTAACTTCTTTGTATGCAGCCAAAGAGCCTAATGGTACTACAAAGTTATTTACTGCTGGTGCGTCTAAGATTTATACAGTTGGTAGCACAGGAACACTTACGCAGGTAAATACTGGTCTAACAACAAGTGCAACGGATAGAGTAAGGTTTACTCAGTTTGGCAAAAGTGTAATTATTTGCAATAACGCTGAAAAACTAAAATCATGGGTTCTTGGCACTTCTACTACTTTTGCAGAAGTATCTGCTGCTGCGCCTATTGCTAAATTTATTACTGTAGTGCGTGACTTTGTTGTTTGCGCTAATACTTTAGAAAGTGCTGTTCAGCAACAATATCGTGTTCGCTGGTCTGCAATCAATGATGAGACAGATTGGACAGAGGATGTAAACACACAGTCTGATTACCAAGATATTCCTGATGGTGGTCAGATTGTAGGAATTCGTGGTGGTGAGTTTGGCTTAGTTCTGCTAGAACGTGCTATATCTCGAATGACCTATGTTGGTACACCTTTTATATTCCAGTTTGACAATATCTCTCGAAACAAGGGATGTTTGGTAGCTGGCTCTATTGCTCAGTACCAAGGAATTACATTCTTCTTGTCTGACGATGGCTTTTATATGTGCGATGGGCAACAAGTCATGCCAATCGGAGCAGAGAAAGTAGATAGGTTTTTTCTGGCTGACGCTAGTGAATCAGACTATGGAACAATGTCTGCTGCAATTGACCCAATTAGAAAGCTAGTTATTTGGAACTATAAATCTGTAGATGCTATTCGCAAGCTAATAATTTATAACTTTTCAACTAAAAAGTGGACTTATGCAGATGCTAATACTGATTACTTGGGAGAGGCATCATCTAGCGCATTGACACTTGAAGACTTAGATTCCATATCTAATAGCATTGACGCACTAACAACAACTTTAGATTCTTTGCGCTATGTTGGCGGTAAGTATTTCTTAGGTGGAACTTACGGCACTAGGGTTTACTCATTTACTGGTGCTAACCTTACAGGGAATATCTCAACTGGAGATATAGATGTGGGTTCTAACTCAGTAGTAACCCTAGCTAGACCTATTGTTGACAATGGCTCAGGTTCTATTTCTGTAGCCTCTAGGAAGTTGCTAAACCAATCTGTCACCTATGGGACTTCAACTGCTGCTGACTCTGAAAACAGGGTTTCCTTGCGTAGTGCTGGTAGGTATCACAGATTGAATCTAGTTCCTACTGGTGCTGATTGGAAAACTGCTGTTGCTGTGGATGTGGATATTACGCCACAAGGGGTTCGCTGATGTTCAGAAGCCTACCTGCTTTTGGTGGTGACCAGAGGGCTGTGGCTGAAGTTGTCCGTGGAATCATGGACGGCAAGACCAATAACACAGGGACTTTGACTCTAGCGACAGGTGGGGCTTTAACTACCACTTTGACAGACCGCAGGATAGGCCCAGACAGCGTAATCCTATTTGCCCCTGCCTCTGCTGCTGCTAACGCTGACTATATGCCTTATGGGGCTTTTCAGAGTCTTGTTGACCAAACTATTGCTACAGCAAATACTGCCTATGCAATGACTTTGGACACTACTGATTATTCCAATGGCATAACTTTATCCAATAGTTCGAGGATGAATGTTAAAAACACAGGTATTTATAACTTTCAATGGTCTGGTCAGTTTGAAAATACCGACTCGCAAGACCATGACGTTAGGGCTTGGATAAAAGTTAACGGAACAAATCTTACTGGCTCAACAGGTTTCTTTGCTGTACCTAGCAAGCATGGCTCAGTTAATGGTCATGGTTTAGTTGGGTGGAACTATTATTTAAGTTTAAATGCAAATGATTATGTTGAACTTTGGTGGGAGGCTGATAACACCTTAGTAAGTCTTCAAGCCTATGCTGCTGGAACAAATTACCCCTCTACAGCGTCTTTGATTACTACGATGAACTACATCTCTCCGTCAGCATTGACAAACATCTACGCCAGTTCTCAAGGACAAGGAACAGCTACGATTACCCATTTTGCAAATTCGACTGCCAATAAGACATATCGGTATGCAATTATTGGTTGATTTTAATAATTTATGTATAATGGATTCCGTGGATGACCCATCT